TCTAAACATGCACCATGGGATTAATATCCCAGATGCATTCATGGAAATCGTTGAAAAGTCAATGCTTGATTCTGATTTTGATGATTCTTGGAAATTGGTTGATCCAGCGTCAAATGAAGTTCGTGAAACAGTTTCTGCAAAAGAACTTTGGCAACGCATTCTTGAAATGCGTATGATGACTGGTGAACCATATCTACACTTCATTGATGAGTCTAATCGTAAGATGCCTCAACACTTGAAAGATCTTGGATTAAAAATCAACCAGTCCAATCTCTGTTCGGAAATTATTCTTCCAACTAATGAGAAGCGAACAGCTGTTTGTTGTTTGTCATCATTGAATTTGGAATACTATGATGAATGGAAAGATCATCCTTTATTCTTAAAAGATGTAGCTGAGATGCTTGATAATGTTCTTCAATATTTTATTGACCATGCACCATCTTCTATTAAACGTGCTAAGTATTCTGCACAGCGTGAACGCAGCATTGGTATTGGTGCATTAGGTTGGCATGCTTATCTTCAAAAGAATAATTTGCCATGGGAATCTCCGATGTCTGTTGGTAGAAACAAACAGATTTTCAAAACAATTAGGGAGAAATTAAATGAAGCGAATATTGAATTGGGTAAAGAGCGTGGAGAAGCACCAGATTGTGTGGGCACTGGATATAGGTTTAGTCATCTTATGGCTATTGCTCCCAATGCTTCTTCTTCCATTCTTATGGGGAATACTAGTCCTAGCATTGAACCTTATCGTGCCAATGCGTATCGACAAGATACTCTCTCAGGTTCTCACTTAAACAAGAATCGTTACCTTGATGTGGTTATTCAGAATGAATCAAAAACTCATAAAGAAGGTTGGGCAGACGAAGTATGGTCTAGTATCATTGCGAATGATGGTTCAGTTCAGCACCTCGATTGGATGGAAGACTGGACAAAAGATGTTTTCAAGACTTCTATGGAAATCGACCAGCGTTGGGTCGTTCAACATGCGTCCGACAGACAAGAATATATTGACCAAGCACAATCGTTGAATGTGTTCTTTAGACCAGACAGTCATATCAAATACATCCATGCTGTGCATTTCCAAGCATGGAAACAAGGATTAAAGACTATGTACTACTGTCGCAGTGATAAGATCGCCAAAGCAGATAAAGTATCTAAGCGTATCGAACGTGAGGTTATCAAAGAGATTGATCTTCATGCACTAACAGAAGGTAATGATTGTCTGGCATGTGAGGGTTAATAATGTTAGAAGGTATAAATCAGTGGGACTCTTTCTTCACAAAAGAAGAATATGATAATGTTGACAAAGAACTATTAAATCATGAGTGGGTTTTTGGTGCCAGTCCCAATAATAATTTACTTGAAGGTAATAAGGTAAGACAATTCTGGTATAAAGACTTGATGGAGTCTGAATATATTAAAGAGTTGTTTAGATTCAGAACAGAAGATTATCTAAATGCAAAAGTAGAGACAATGCGTCTCTACGCAAATGGACAATCACATGGAATGGCAGGACATATACATGAGGATGTTCCACCAGATGAACCTGGAATTTGTGGTAGTATAGTATATTTCTTTCAGGCTGACTGGAAACCAGAATATGGTGGGCATTTAATCTTCTTGTCACCAGAAGATCCAAACAGAGTGATGTTGTCAGTATTCCCGAGATCAAACTCCGCAGTTATATTCAACTCAAAGTTATCTCACATGGCATTCGATCCATCAGTATACTGTACAAATCAAAGAATAAGCATAGCATATAAATTTAGGGTAAAAGAATGATAGCAAAAACAAAATCAAATCTAACAGATCAACGAACATATTTCAAACCATTTAATTATCCATGGGCTTATGACGCATGGTTAAAACATGAACAAAGTCATTGGCTTCATACAGAAGTTCCAATGGCTGAAGACGTTAAAGATTGGAAGAAAAAACTAACTAATGAAGAAAAACACTTCCTCACAAATATCTTTCGATTCTTTACACAGGGTGATATCGACGTGGCTGGTGGCTATGTTAACAATTATCTACCTTACTTCCCTCAGCCTGAGATTCGTATGATGCTTATGGGGTTTGCTGCACGTGAAGCACTTCACATTGCTGCTTACTCACATCTGATTGAAACTCTCGGCATGCCTGAATCCACTTACAATGAATTTCTTGAATATCAAGAGATGCGTGACAAGCATGATTACGTTACAGAATTAAGTTCCAAGAATGGAACACTCTCTTCAACTGCAACCCACATTGCCGTGTTCAGTGCTTTCACTGAAGGGATGCAGTTGTTCTCTTCGTTCATCATGCTTCTTAACTTTCCTCGTCATGGTATGATGAAGGGAATGGGACAAATCGTTACTTGGTCTATCGTTGATGAAACAATGCACTCCGAGAATATGATTCGTCTGTTCAAAGAGTTTATTAAAGAAAATAATGAAATCTGGAATGATGAACTAAAAGGAAAGATTTATACCATTGCTGAGAAGATGGTTGAACTTGAAGATAAATTCATCGATCTCTGTTATGCCAATGGTGATATGCGTGAACTTTCTGCAGCTGATGTCAAACAATATATTCGTTATATTGCTGATCGTAGATTGATCAGTCTCGGCATGAAAGGTATCTACAAAGTCAAACGCAATCCATTACCATGGGTTGAAGAAATGATCAATGCGCCAGTGCATGGTAACTTCTTTGAGAATCGTGTGACAGATTATGCTAAAGGTGCTTTGTCTGGTAGCTGGAATGATGTATGGGGGAAAGCAGCATGATAGTAAAACAATTTAATTGCAATCATTGCGATGCAGAAGGAAAGATAACAATAAAGGGTGATGACTTTAATTTCGAAGATATCGTTCATTGCCCACTATGTGGTTCTGACATTTATGAAGAAGAAGGGTTAGACGAGGATGAATAAATATGTCTTATGTGGACATATCAAAATATCATTGTTGAAGAATTACCCGAATGTGTTGGCTTTGTTTATTTAATTACGAACAAAGCCAACAGTCGTATGTATGTGGGGAAGAAACTATCAAAGTTTTCTAAAACATCCTACAAAATGGTCACATTAAAAAATGGGACTAAGAAACGAAAGAAAATCAAATCTAAGATAGATTCTGATTGGTTAGATTATTATGGTTCCAGCGAAGAACTAAATAAAGATATACAGTCTCTGGGTAAGGAATCCTTTACTCGAGAGATTTTATTCTTTTGTAAATCAAAGGCTGAGTGTTCTTATATCGAGGCACGAGAGCAATTTGCAAGGAAAGTACTAGAGTCCGATGCATACTATAATGGACAGATATCTGTTCGAGTGCATGGATCTCATATAAAAAATAAACTATGACATATCTACTATTCGCAGTAGCATTATCCCTTTCAGCTGTTGCAGCATGGTACGCCATTGCTGGACTTTGCGCAATTTTTGCTGCAGCAGTGATACCGATTGCCATTATGGGTTCTCTGTTAGAAGCAGCAAAACTTGTAGTTGCATCATGGCTTTATAGAAACTGGAATGAAATTCCAAAACTTATGAAGTCATATTTCACAGTATCATTAGTAATTTTGATGTTGTTAACTTCTATGGGTATCTTTGGTTTCTTATCAAAAGCCCACTTAGATCAAGCAATACCAACAGGTGATGTTCAATCAAAGTTAGCTCTCATAGATGAAAAGATAAAAACCGAAAAGGAGAATATCAATGCAAGCCGTAAAGAACTTACTCAACTCGATGCTCAAGTGGATCAAACCCTCAGCAGAACAACCGAAGCCAGTGGAGCCGATCGTTCCATCTCCATCCGCAGAGGACAGCAAAAAGACAGAGCCAGAATCCTTACCGAAATCGGTGCAGCGCAAACCAAGATCGCCAAGTACAACGAAGAACGTGCCCCGATCGCCAGCGAAGTCCGTAAAGTCGAAGCCGAAGTCGGTCCAATAAAATACATTGCTGCAGTATTGTATGGTGATAATCCAGAAACAGACATATTAGAAAAAGCTGTTCGTTTCGTTACAATGCTTATCGTAGTAGTGTTTGATCCACTGGCTGTACTATTATTGATAGCAGCAAACTGGAATCTTTCACGTAGTAATAAAAAAGAAATAATTGATGCTGGAACTTTACCTGCTGAAGAACCACCAAAAGATCATATTTTAAATATAGAAG